AAGGGTCTTGTCTTAATGACATAACCAACTTCCGCATCGGTTCCACCAATAGCTATATCGGGCAATATCTTGCTGATAAATTGAAACTTGTTGCCGTCTCCTATATCAAAATCCGAAGACTCAATAAAACTGGACATTGCGGTTCCGTCATCGTTCTCTGTATTCTCGTGAACGTAGATGTATTCCACTCCACTAGCAGATCCTGATGCACGAGGATTGTCATGGATCCCAAAGTCTACCCATGCGGTTCTGGCTAAACTTCCTATATCCCAGCTATTCTCAGTATAATTAAATTTAGCATAACGATCTATTTCGATAGCATCGGAAGAGACATAAAAGAAAAACACTTCATCGAACATACGATTGGATGCGGCAAAAAACTTTCGGCTCTGAGTTAAATTGATGTCGTCAAAAACGTATCTTAGAACCGTACAAGGAATTACTTGTAAGCGGCCCGTGTAAGCATAAAAGTTCTCACGAGTCATCCAGAAGATACGGTCACCAATAGTAACAACAGCGTTGGGAGAAATAATGGAAGTGTTGTTGGCAACCAGAGCAAATCCAAAGGTAAAGGGAGGACCAGTGAACCTCATGCTATATAAAGAGGCGTCGGTCCAGATAAGGATTTCCTGTCTTGTTTTCTGAGCGGTAATGATTTCAGACCCAGTAGAAAGACGCTGGCTCCCGGCAGTATTAGTGGCAGTGGGCGTCCAATCAAAGGGACTTTCCTGATCGGACCAGCGGACCAGTAATAAATCCTGCGTCGTTTCCCCAAGTGCATTACAGCCTAAACACACTATATGGCGATCCGCACCAGAAACCATGATCTGATGAGTAATGGTAGGCGCATCGGAAGCCCCGGTTTGGGAAGCAAAGTCCGTCGCACGTCCACTTAGACCAAGAGTCTTGTCCCAGTAATAAGGGGTGCTGTCCACAGGACTAAAGGCAAGATCCTCACCCCAGTTATCCTGGGACCATAAGCGAAGTTGCTGGGAAGAGGTGATGGCCGACGCGCCACCCCACGTGATAAAATCATTCGCTTCTTTGACAACGGTTGTATCGGCATGAGCCGCTGCCGTGGTACCTCGAACCCCTCGTACGACACCAGCATCTAAAGTTTGGCTAGTTTTCCCAGTATATTGGATAAGTTCATCTTCAATCTGAATTAAGCCAATAAAAGTAGCTGCGTCTCCACTAGTGTGGGCCGCTATCGTAGTACCATCTGTACTGCGAGTTAGATCGTTTAAAGTATTAGTTGTTTTATTTCCGTAGCGGATTTTCTCACTATTAATGATGAGAGTCCCTACATCAGGAAATCCAGAGGCGTCCGCCAAAGGGATGGTATCACTAATAAGGGTTAAATTAGCTGCAATGGTAGTAGCAGCCGTTTCAAAGTCTGCTGCACTTGTAAGAATAATAGATGTAGCTGAATCTGAAATAAGACCATTTAGAGTGGTTTGAGAAAAAGTAGCCGTTGTGCCACTGAAAAATCCGGCACCAAAGCCAGTTCCAGCAACACTGACAGTAAGACCTGGGTTGATTTGGTAGTTTGCTATTGGAGTACCACCTCCGGAGGTAGAACCAGAAGAAGCACTTCCGCCTGTGTCAATAGTATAGGTATTTGCACTAACGAAAGTTATCTGATGCTCAGTATTCAATTGAGCAGCAGTAATCCCATCAGTAATTGTCGCTCCAGAAAAAGTTACAAAAGCTCCATTTAAAGCTCCGTGACTAGGATCAGTAACCGTAACAACACCGCTACTGGCGGCTCCTGTAGTAAAAGGGTCGGTTGCAAGAGTAACTGTCCGTCGAAGAGGGGTAATATCATTATAACTGCTGCCTTCTTCTACATAAAACTTGGTATCCGTTCCCAAGCCCATGTATTTGGCACCATCTAATGCAGACCAACAATGAAGAGATCGCCCTGTTCCCTCAATAGTGTCGGAACTTAAACGAGTCCAACCACCCATCTTTTCGGGATGACCTTTACGGAAACGTATCAAATCAGAATTAAACCAACCGCCTTCGCTACCGTAAGAAGTAGTTTCTTTATTAACTCCTGGAACAAAGGTTATTTTGGTTAAAGGCATCTGTCATATTTTTTTAGTAATTATAGAATCTAAAAATCTCATTTAAATGGTGGACCTAAAAACCAAGATACGAGAGAATAACGAGTACCCTTTGTTATTGGTGCAACTCTATGTTCCATAAACGAAGGGAATACTATAACGGAACCAGTTTCTTTAAGTTCGGGTGTTTGAATTTGTTTTTTTCCTTCTAATATCTTAGCAAATTGAAACTTTCCCCCACTAAAATCTTCATTTAGCAATATTGACATACTCAGTTTTCGTGCATACCCATTTAAAAATTTACCTTTAGAAGAACCATAAACAGATAAATGGTCTGCCGAACCATCGGAGTGCCAACTATAAAAACCTCCTTTCTCATATTTAGTTAACTGAGGAGTTTCTGATGATTTAATATCGAAATGCCAACCAGCATTTTTATTTGCTGTTTCCATGTACGAAAAAATAAGATCATATACCCATTGCTCATCTAACCATTTTATATCACTTGCTCTTACATTGGTATTTGATGCAAGGGATACTTTTCTTCCAGTTTTTCTTTCTTCTTCTGTTGTTCCTTTATGTGAATCCACCTGCACCTTATCTAAAAATTCACCACCCGATTTTATTAATTTATTACACGTTTTCTTATCTACTACCCCAGTAAAATAAAACCATTCATTAGTTAGCTGCATTGTTTAAAGACTTTTTCATGCCTTTTTCCAAGTTACAGAATCTTCATCCCAAAAATAAAAATCATCATCAGGGCGTGAGATAGGAGGTTGCCAGTGCGCCTCTCCATCCAGCGACCAGCTTGGATAAGGTTGCTGGGTATAAAAGGCATCAAGTTCAGGATCATAGATATGATCAATACCAGCATAATTTTTTCTTATAGCTCCAGTATAGCTAGTTTGAAGCCAGATCCCCCCGTTATAAAAATTTTCACACCACGCAACACCATCTTCCGCATGTTTGTCATCCACAACTATTACACGCAGAACAATGTTGTTGTCGTCTAATTCTACAAAATAAGCCATATTAATTGCCTTTAGGCCGCTTGGAATAGGTATCTGATAATTACAACACCTGAACCACCAGCAGCTCCATCACCCAAATCTTGATGACCTCCACCTCCACCTCCACCCGTATTTGCTGTTCCTGCTGTACCATTACCTTGCGGTGCCGAACCACCTGCGCCACCACCGCCAGAGCCGCCAGCACCAGCAGGACCAGTATAACCAGAACCACCACCGCCACCTCCTCTAGTAACACTTGCACCAGTAATGGAGCTACTTAAACCATTACCCCCGTAACCAGAAACGGTCCCCGATTGCCCCTTTTGACCAGCTGCTCCTGCACCACCGCCACCGCCTACACCTTGAGTGTGGGTGCCAGAACCATAACTATCCCCACCAGCATTACCTTGCCCAGCCGGACTAGCAGAGCCACCAGAACCGTAAACGCCCACACGTTGAGCGCCACCACCACCGGAGCCACCAGGACTACCATTAGAAGGATCAGTAGCACCAGCACCACCACCACCTCCAGTTGATGTGATACTAGAAAAAATTGAGTTGCTACCGTTAGTACCATTACCGCTTCCAGTTTGCCCTGCACCTCCACCTCCTACAGTAATCCCATAAGATGTTGCACTTACGGTAAAGCCTGTAGCTGTTCTATACCCACCAGCACCGCCACCAGCACCACGGGGACCACCACCACCACCGCCGCCAGCAATGACGAGGTATTGCACCACCGCATCAGTGCCAAGGGTTGTAATCTGAAATGTACCACCTGAATTAAATAGATGAACTTTATAATCACCATCGGTAGATATAGTGCCACCAGTTGCAACGGTATATGTAGTGCCAGTAAACTCAATAGTATTTATTTTCTCTATATTATCATCAGTTAAGGTATTAACCTTTTCGATGTCAGCTATAGCAATGGTGTTTAATTTTTCAACTTCGTTTGCCATAATCCGCGCTCGATCTATGCGTGTTCAATCACATCCATACTTGGATTCATGTAAACAACGTCAGGGGAAAGGGCTATACCAATAACTACAACAAATGCACCGTCTGTGCTCGGAGCCGTATGAGTCATAGCTCCTGCCGTCTCTGATAGATAAAGAGTAGATCCCGTTGTCCAGGCCCAAGTGTCATCTCGAATAAATCCCTGTAGCAATATCGTTCCCGTCGCCGTATCACTAATCGCCGCGGGTGCTATACCTATTACTCTAGCAGTAGTATATGAACTTGCATCTGCTTCAACCACTTCCTGTGTTGTCGTATGAATACAAACTAAATCAAATGCCGATATTGCTCCACCAGCTAACATTTGTGCTGATAATCCTGTATAGGTATGGTCTGTTCCTGCAAGCAACGGAGTTGAAATATCCACAGAACTTGCATCCGAAAGACTCAAATTACCGGCTACCGATACGTTTGTCGTTCCTGTGGGGATAGTAAGAACATCCGCATCAGCATCATTCTTAATGGTAACGTCGTTAGTCGAACCTTGGCCTGTTAGAATCAGACCTTCGCCTACTGTATAACCTATTGCTGCCTTATCACTAGCAGCGGTATCTCCTAATGGCTGAAACGTTGCATCGGTAACGATTTCTTTTACTGCACCAATACCACCGTCAGTCTGAATCGAACCCGTAGAACCAGTGGTGCTATCTGTAGCATCGTCAGTGCGGATAACGCCCTTAAATGTGACGCCTACAGTACCTGTTGGAACGCCAAAAACTTCACCATCAGCGTCATTTTTTAATGTGACATCATTCGTGCTTCCTTGACCTGTAAGGATAAGACCTTCGACAGAAGTATAACCAATTGCGGCAGTATCAGCAGCGGCAGTATCCCCGTCAGGCTGGAAATTAGCGCCTGTTATATCTCCAGCAGCGTCTAAAGTTGATAATTGTAAATCTTTAAAAGCATTTGCCACTATTGCTCCACTACCCGCTCCATCACAAAAAACAGCAGCATTTTTGCCATTTTGAAGGGTGATGTCAGCCCCAGAACCTTGGGTAAAGATCAGATTATAGGGACCACTGGACCCTGTATCTGTTGTCGCATTTTCAAATATAAACCATGCCGTCGTAGTATTTGGAGCAATAGTTATCGTACAGTTCTGAGCT